ACGATACCGCATTGAAAACCACGGCGTGCTTGGGGATGTCAACATGCCATGCAGGCTAGATGCCAACAGCTCAACAGCGTGGATCGCCGTGCCGTCATAAATCAGCTCAGTGCGCTTGTCGCCCTGCGTCCGTTTTTTCGTAATGTCAGCCTTGCGCGGCAGCATAAAGTCTGCCAGCTCTTGCCAGTGCTTTTCCCAGTTAGACCGCTGCGATTGCAACGTCTTATATCTCTTGTCCAAACGCGCAACGAGCGGATTAACTTGTACCATTACATCATTCCATAACTTGTCATTAATGTACGCTTAGGACGCACCTTCTTGTCTTTCAGACCCTCTACAGCCCCACCCTGCGTCCGACCAGCCATCTTCTGCTGCGCACGCTCTAATGGATCAACTGTCATCTGACCAAGCTGCTGGGCAGGCTGAGAAGCGCTGCCGCCCATCAGTCCAGCAATATTCGTCAGCTTCTTTTTCTCAATCAACATATTATCGTCCAATCAATGCACGGCGGCGGCGGGTCTTCCCCTCTTCCTCGCCAGAACCTAAAAGACCGCTAGGCTTCGTCAAGATTGTTGCCCGGCGACCCTTCTTAATCATCTCAATGGCTTCATCCTCAGCCTGACCAACCGACTCTGCCTTGGCTTTCGTGTACTCAGCCTGCGCACCAGCCGCTGTGCCTGTGCCTGCTCTGCCTGTGCCAGCACCACGGTCAAATGTTTTTTCGGAGATTTCTTCAACTTTGTCGGCTGCTTCGTCTACTTCAGATGTTGTTTCTTCTTTTTCTTTTGCAGCTTCTTGGGCTTTTTTAAAAGCTTGATAGTCACGGTCACTAACCCAGTTGCCGCTGCCATATATAATATTTCCGCCTGGATCACGGATAATGAAATTACCGATGCTGTTAATTGAAGAAGTATAGCCAGGAGCATCTTCTACAGGGCTTCTATCAACTGTAATTCCAGACCCCGCAAAAGGACGCGCACCACTAGCTCTAACGTCAGCAAGACCCTCGCTACTCATATTACCAGCGCTTTCTGGCAAAGATGGAGCTGTATAACTACCCCTGCCACCTTTAGGAACATCTTCTGTATAACCGGGTGGGCGCTGCTGATCCTGTAAATAGCTAAGACCCCTGCCAATTAAAGAGTTCTTAAAGTAATTCTCAAAAATGTTAGGTTGTCTTGCCATATCTTATCTCCTACGCTGCAAATGGATCATAGTCCATCACCGCCTTTGCTTGAGGCGCAGCCATGCGTCCTCGATCCTCTCGAATGCCGACTGCCAAATACCTAAAAGCATCCGCAGCGTGCGACGACCAATCATGCACAGGCGATGCCCTAAAGCTCCTAGTGCGCTCGTTGTACGCTCTGTGATACTGCCTAAGACATTCCAAGCCATGCTTGCACTTCTCTCTATCAAACCATATACGCGGCAACAACATCTGTGCCGCATGTATGCCATCCTCAACTGGCAGCTTAGGAACAACGCGGAAATTCAACCCCAAATCCCAAGCAACCTCTCTCCTACTCTTCCCAGACCCAAGCTCACGAACCTCAATATCATGCGGGGCGTTGTGATCCCCATACAGATACCCCTTGCTCGTCAAAATCTTGCAGTAGTGAGGCAAACCCTCACCTCGGGCTTCATAAAAGTCTATAACATGTATAGCACGCCCAATCGTTTGCGTAAACCATACTGCCGTGCTGTCTCCCACGCCCAGATCCCACCATGTGTCAACCTTGGCGCTCGGATCATACGGAACATTCGTAATCCGACCATCCATCTGAGCAGCTTCCATCTCCTTGCCATACACAGCGCCAGGGACATTCGCATTCCAACTACACTCAAATTCCTGCGCATACTGATCGGCAGTCATCATAACCCGAGCAGCCTCAAGCTCCTCGTCATCCAAAATGCCTGTCTCGCTCGCCTTATACACAGCAGCCAGCCAATCAGGATTGCCAGCCGCCTCCTCATACTTATCAAAGAAAGCATTGTGGCCCTTTGGCGTACCGACAAAAACGCACCACCCCTTGCGATCCGACAGCGCAGGACGAATTACCTCGGGAAACACATTCTCAGGCATGTCCGCGACCTCATCCATCACGCAGCCATCAAGATAGATGCCCCGGAGGCTATCTGGATTTTCCGCGCCGAGAAGCGATATTCTCGCGCCGTTTGGCAGATCGCACCGCAATTCAGTCTCGTGAAACTTCACATTCGGGATCTTGCCCGCAAATTGTTTTATATAATCCCACGCTACGTTCTTCGCCTGACGGTAGGTGGGTGCCATATAGGCAAACCGGGGATTGTCTCTTGCCGACATCAAGGCATCCCGCAAGATATGATTGATCGCCCAGACCGTTTTCCCAAAGCGGCGGTGACAAACAACAACGCCCCAACGCTTTTGCGCCATCTCATTGTGCAGCTTTAACTGCAACTCCCTCGGCTCATACGGTATCTCAATATGCGTCAATGCTCTGTGACCTCTTCCTGATCCTCATAAATCAGTATCCCGTGTTTCTCCAAGATAGCCTCGTATACATCAATAAGCAACACTGCACATTCAAGCTGCTTTGACACCGAGGGAGATATGAGGATGCCGTGGCGTAGGGCTTCTAGGTGGTTGAGCAGTGCATGTTGCTCGGCAGTCAGAGAATCAGTCAACATCCCGCTCCCATAGTTGATATATACGCATATAGCGGCGGGCGGTTTTTCGGGGGGTGGGGGTGCCGGGTTGCGCAAAACGCATAGCTTATCGGCAGTCGTATAACAGCTATTATGTTAAAACTTTTGTAAGCCCTTGTTATTGCTACAGAAAATATCAGATCGAGCCATGCAATAAATGCAAACCACAAGATGTAGTGGTTGCCCTGCCTGATCGCCTCGGCTCTGAGGCAGCCCAGCCAGCCCGGCTCACGCGCGTAGCTGTCAACGTCAGGATGTGTCGTATACACATAATTTGACATCAATGCTTTGTCGCCTGCTTGCTGTCTTCTTGCTCATCTTCAGGTATCGCATTGACTGCAACATCACCGCCAGCCCAACTGATTGTAAATGTCTGGGCTTGTGGCTGGTCCTCTTTCTTGTCACGAACGCCCCAAGGCATGTTGCGTGCTAGCGTCCACTTCAAGCTGTCGATCTCAAGTCTACGACGATTGACCTCTGCGTTCAGCTCACGAACATCTGCGCCTTGCGGCAACGGCTCTTGCGCCAACTTGATGATCTGGTCTGTGTGATACTCACTCTGCATCACGCGGCCCCGACGATATATCTCGTACAGCTCTTCATCACGCAGCACAGCTTGCATCACGCCTTGGTATGTCGGCATGTTCGCTGACTTCAGTATGTCCTTGAGCGTTTCACCAATAGCCAACCTGTCTGCAATCTTGTGCATCAGGTCTGCGTCAATCTTTACAGGTTTCTTTGCCATGTCTTACCTCAATTCTGCTAATACGACTTTACCACAAAAAAGGCCCAGCGCAATGCTGGGCCAGTTCAGTGAGGCAGATTGCGCAGAAGGAAATGGGTAAAGATCTGCGCCATCAGGTGCCACCACGTTATCACCAAGGTATCGGATCATCAAATGTTTTTCCCTTGATGTCTACCATTTCTGCTTCGGGGAATGATTGCTTGGCTGCCTTCTCCAGCTCGCCCATCCAATGCTCCCGAAAGTATTTGTAAGCCAGCGCAACCTCACGCAGCGTCAACAGCTCCAACTCAGGCCGCTGCTCTTTGATCGCACGCCAGCCTCTACCATCCCTCATAACGCCAAACAGCTCGCCATCCACCTCAACCTCCCAGACATCCGTACACGCCTTCTGAGCGCCCACACGCTCGGCTTCTGCATCCATTGCCTGCAACCCCCGCACAACGACCTCACAGCGCTTCCTACACTCTTCCACATCATTGTCTGCCAAAGCTGCATTCATCTTGGCAACCGCACTGCCATACTTCTGCGCCATCTTGACATCCACCAACTCAGGCAGCCGATCCGTCCCCCACTTCCGATCCATCTCGATCACCAGCCTGTCAACAGGGGCAACTGCATAGTCACACATGATGGCATCTTTGGTTTGATTGCCATGTAATATACGATCCGACTTCTTTTGTCTTTTAGTCTGCTTCATCTTCCTCACCTCACTAATCTTCCTCACCTTGAACCGAAGCCCTCACTT